CAGCACCAGCAGCACCAGCAGCACCAGCAGCACCAGGAGCACCAGTATGAGCTTGAACGAAGCATTACGCAATGCAGATCTTCGTAACTTGGTACAAAAAGTTTTTGAGATCGACAGCTATAAAAGTAAAATTGGCGACGATGAAGATATTGTGGTGTTGAGTTTCACTGTTGATCACGAAGACCCTGCTCACGATTTGGAAAATTTCTTTGAGATGGGTTATAACTTTATTCTTGATGCAGATTGCACTCCTGGAGAAACCGACGAGGGCAATTACACAGTTTTTGTAGAGCTGGAGAGAGGGCGTGACACAGCTGAACAAATTTTTGAACTAATCGAGGGTGTTAAAAAAGTATCTGGTTTGGATAACATGCGTTTTAGATACTTTAAGAGTTTTAAAAGTCACCCTGCCACATTGGAAGAGTTGGAAACAATTGTCCCCATAGATAAAAACACATACAACATTGCCACAGAAAAAAATAGTCTAGATAATTTTAGTAATTTTTTTAGTAACAGCTATGCTGAGAATTTAAATGTAGTAGATGAAAGCATAACATTTAAACGTGCTTACAGTGGCCCGGTATCTTTTGATATTGTTGCAAGCGGCGCCAAACAAGATATATACAACAATATCAAAGGGCCAATTGTTTTGGAAAGTAAAGACATGGCAGAAGTCATGTTTTTAACCAAAGTTATAGGCAACTATAACATAACAAAAATCAGTGACACTTTTATATTTGAAAACAAAAACTGGGCTGTTGCACTGAAAAGGAAATAACAATGAGTTTTGAATTTGATTTTACACAAAGTAAGTTAGAAGCAATCATCGGTAAGAACCCGTATACTGAACAATGGTATGAGGCACTTGTGCAAATACTACCTGATTACGATATTCATACTGTGCCCCGTGTTGCTGCTTTTATAGCACAAACTGCACATGAGTCTGGTAACTATCGTGCTATTAAAGAAAACCTAAACTATCGAGCAGAAAGTCTATGCAAAGTGTGGCCGAGGTATTTCCCCAGCATTGATATTGCTCGCCAATATGCACAGCAACCAGAGCGCATTGCTAACAGAGCTTATGCGAATCGCATGGGCAACGGCCCAGAAGAATCCGGTGATGGTTGGAAGTTCTGCGGTCGTGGACTGATTCAATTGACTGGCAAAAGCAATTACGAACGATATGCACAGAGTTTAGAAATTAGCTTAGACGAAGCCAGCGAGCATTTGACCACATTTGAAGGTTGTGTACAAAGTGCTGCATGGTTCTGGGAAGCCAACAACTTGAATCAGTGGGCAGACACAGGCGACATTCTCACATTAACCAAAAAGATTAACGGTGGAACATTGGGACTAGCTGACCGTCAAAAGCACTACAGCCATGCTATTCACGTTCTAGAAGGATAAGTCATGTTCATCTGGATGATCGACTTTGTATTAAGTAGTATTCCATCCTGGTTTTGGTTAGTTGGTGCAGGGGCATCTCTTGCAGTATTTTTTCTTAGTGGCATATTGTCACACATTCCTACAATTAGCATGTATGCCAAATTCCTTAAACCAGTGGCTGGCATACTTACATTGGCGTGTGTATTCATGTACGGTGGTGCTGGCGTGCAAGCCATGTGGGAAGAAAAGTTACAAATAGCTCAAACAGAAGCAGATCGCAAAGCAAAAGAATCTGAAGAATTCAGCAAGAAGCTGGACGAAGAACGCAAAAAGAAACAAAAAGTTCGTGTGGAATACTACAACACAGTCAAGACTGAAATTAAAGAAGTAGAAAAAATAATCAACAGCAAGTGCGAAATTGATCCCAAAGTTCCTGAACTGCTTAATAAAGCTGCAAGAAACCCAGCAGGAGAAAATAAATGAAACGATTGTTTTTATTAATTCCTGTGTTGCTGCTAACTGGTTGTTTAAAAGATACTGTGCCTATTAAACAAGCATGGCCCACTGTTCCCAAAGAGTTGCTGGAAGCGTGTCCAGACTTGAAACAAATGGATCCCAAGGTTAACAAACTAAGTGACATCATAGATGTTGTGAGCGATAACTACGCTCTGTACTATGATTGTAAAGCCAAAGTAGACGACTGGATTGTGTGGTATAACGGTCAACAAAAAATACACAATGGAAAATAATCATGAGTTTTATTAGACGGGTGGAAGAATCGGCCGCAAAAAAACTTAAAAAGTTGTTTTTGAGTGCCAAAAACTATGCAGATTCTGCTGTGGAAGATTTGGAACGTGCTGAAAAGTCACTAATTGATGCAAAGATTCGGGCGGCAGAAGCTACTGACCTTGCACATAAAGCAGCAATGGATGCAGCACAAAAAGCACAAACAGTTGCTGCTGAATTGCTGATAGAAGTAAAATCAGCAGAAGAACGTGCGAAATACCAAGCAAGTTTGATAGATAAATAACTGTATTACAAAGGAGTACGCAATGGCGGACGATATTATTTTAAACAATGAAGCAGCAATGGAAGCTGCAACCGCTGCTTGCGTAGCAGCTGTTGAAGCATATGTGGCAATGACCACAGAGCAGCGGGCAGAGCACGATTCAGCACAAACAGCCCGCACCTTAGCGGAATTTCAAGCGTTAACACCAGAACAGCAGGCACAACATGAGTCAGCACACAAGTTGCATGCGGCTCAGGCTGAGCTAGCGTTGGGGGTTATGAACGAACAAGTATTAACACCTCTAAATGATAGCATGCTTTAAAGGAGCTGGCAATGGCAGATAAAGAAAAAGATAGCAATAGTGATTGGATGCAGAAATTGTGGCGTCCAGCCATGGGCTGGATGTACATGTTAATATGTTTGTTAGACATGGCTATATTTCCAGTTTGCTGGTCGTTACTACAAGCATTTATGCACATGCCAATTACACAATGGAATCCTTTAACACTTCAAGGTGCTGGCCTGTTCCACATTGCAATGGGCGCAGTTTTAGGCATTGCGGCTTTTGGTCGTACACAAGAAAAACTAGCAGGCACAGCGGCAAACCCAACTTCTACAAGTCAAACAGTAACTAACAACATGGCTGGTAATGTTGCTGGTGGTTTTGGTAGTGGACAACAAGGCAGTTTTGGAGGAAACAACTATGGCGGGTCAGGCACAGCAACAACAGGATTTCAGGGCGGGTCATCAACATTTGGCCAACCGCAATCAGGAGGCTTCGGCAACTCCGGTGGTTTTAGTTCACCAACACCGAGTAGCTTTAGCGGAGGCGGCTTTGGAGGCTCATCTCCAAACGCAGGGTTTGGTGGGGCAACCGCAATAACTACAACAGCAAGTGGTAAAAAAATCGTTCCAGATTTTGATCAACCAGTTCTATAAAGGAAACAGCATATGTTAGATATATTATTTTGGATAGCAGTGGGAGCATTTGTTGGTTGGAATTTGCCACAACCGGTTTGGGCAAAGATCATCCAAGAAAAAATTCAAGCTATAATAGCTAAGAGAGGATCATAAAAATGAAAAATGTTATATTTGTAGCAGGTTTATGTTTGGTATTGTCTAGCCCAGCAGTTGCTGGCGGGGAAACTAAAGAAGTTTGCACACCGCGAGTTGACAAAGAAGGCAAAGCTGTGATGAACAAGAAGACTGGTAAGCAAGCCGAAGATTGTAAAAAAATCAAAGTTCATAAAAAAGTAGAAGGTGACAAGGTTCCAGAAAAGAAATAATCAAATCATTGACAGGCTCCATTTAAGATAGTATAATTAATACTATTAATGGAGCCTTTTTTACGACTATGACTGACTATTACCAAACACTAGGTGTTGGCGCAGACGCTGACCCAGAACAAATTAAAAAAGCATATCGAAGCCTGGCCAACAAGCACCATCCGGACAAGGGCGGCGACCAAGCCAAATTCAAAGATATCAGTGTGGCATACGACACATTGAGCGATGCTAACAAAAAAACCGAATACGACCAAAAACGTATGTACGGTGATCAACCACAATTCCACTTTCATACTGGGAATCCTTTTGGAGGTGGTCAGGATCCTTTTGGACAAATGTTTGGCGGCGCTGGCCATCCGTTTGGAGATATATTTGGGCAAATGCGGGGAGTAAGGAAAAATCGAGATTTAAACATCCAGTGTCAAGTTAGCTTGGTAGATTCATACCTTGGCAAACAACTTGAAGCTAATTTCCAATTACCCAGTGGCCGTAATCAGTCAGTTAAGATCAATGTGCCGCCCGGAATCACCAACGGCGACACCATTAGATACAACGGGCTAGGAGACGATTCCATTCCTCAAATGCAACGTGGTAACCTTAACGTAACAATTTTAGTGCAAGCAGATCCTAAGTTTGAACGTCGAGGCGATGATTTGTATACCAACATAGAAATATCCCCCATTGAAGCCATGCTGGGTTGTAAAAAAACTGTTAGTAATATATCAGGTGACCGCATGGAGATCGATATACGTGCAGGCGTAGAAACTGGAGTTGAGTTTGCTAGCCACGGAACTGGCTTCACAAATGTAAATAATGGAGGAAAGGGAAGATTTGTCAGTGTGGTCAAAATTAAAACACCAATAATCACTGACCAAAATTTAATAGCAAAACTAAGGGCGTTGGATGCTGAAATTAATAAAGTCGTCTGATCTTATTCTAAAACAAACAGCAGAACACTGGGATTTTGAAAAAGATCAGAACCCGGCCGATTTAGAAATTGACATGGTTCAACTTATGGTTGTGAGTCACGGCAGGGGATTAGCGGCCAATCAAGTTGGATTACTTAAACGAGTTTTTGCCATACACTTGACAAATCAAGTACCGTTTTGTATGTTCAATCCATCGATATTGTGGGGAGATAACAATATGGTCACTGGAGAAGAAGGATGCTTGAGCTTTCCTGGACTAATTTTAAAAGTACCCAGACATAACAATATTACAGTCAGATACATTGACAGACAAAACAAAGAATGTATAATAGAACTAACTGGAATAGATTCAAGATGTTTTCAACATGAACTAGACCACTTGGATGGTGTTTGTTTTATAGACAATATTAGTCCATTAAAATTGTCATTAGCTAAAAAGAAATTATTAAAGAAAAAAGGAAAACGTAATGGTTGAACCAAGTGATAACCTACAAGCGGTATTTGAAAAAGCAATTGATACAGCTAAAAAACTTCATCACGAGTATCTTACAATAGAACATTTATTGTATGCTATGTTGTTGGAGGAACCATTTGGAAACGTAATCACAGGATTTGGCGCAAATCTCGACGAACTTAAAAATGATCTAACAGATTATTTGCACAACAAGTGCCAAGAAATCACCATCACTGATGTGGTTGTTAAACCAAAGAAAACTCAAAGTGTAGAGCGTGTGCTTAATCGTGCATTTACTCAAGTGTTGTTTAACGGTAGGCAACGTATTGAACCCACTGATGTGTTCATGAGCATGATTGGCGAAAAACGTAGCTGGGCACATTATTACATCCAAAAGGCCAAAATTGATAAAGACAAGTTCAATGACTTTGTTAATAACAGCAATTCTGAAGAATCTGAAGAAGAATCTGGCACAGACAATCAGAGCGACAGAGCACTTCGTGCGTTTACGACCAATCTAAACGACATGGTTGAAAAACAAAAGATTGATCCAGTTATTGGTCGTATTGACGAATTAGAAAATATTGCACTGGCATTGGGTCGTCGCAATAAAAATAATGTGATTTTAGTTGGTGATCCTGGCGTGGGCAAGACTGCTATTGCTGAAGGCCTTGCACACAATATTGTGAATGGTGCTGTTCCAGAATTTCTCAAAGAATACAAAGTTTACAGTTTAGATATCAGTGCTATGCTTGCTGGCAGCAAGTATCGTGGAGACTTTGAAGAAAGATTCAAGCATGTTATTAAGGCATTGCAGAAGAAAGGCAAAACTGTGTTGTTTATCGACGAAGCACACATGATTAGTGGTGCTGGCGCAGGTGGCAACAGTTCAAACGACCTTGCCAACATGATGAAACCTGCACTGAGCAAAGGCAACATCAAAGTCATTGCATCAACCACATGGGAAGAATATCGCAAGCACTTTGAAAAGGATCGTGCGCTGATGCGCAGGTTTCAACGCATCACAGTTGACGAGCCCACTATGGAAGTTACCAAACAGATTCTCAAAGGTATTAAGAAATACTACGAAGGTTTCCACAAGGTTAAAATACGTGATGATGCACTGGATTCTGCTATTAAATTGTCAGTCAAGTATCAAACAGACAAGAAGTTGCCAGACAAGGCAATTGACTTGATTGATTTGGCATGTAGTCGTTTTAATCTCAAACTTGCAGATGATCGAATCATTGGCGAGCGTGAAATTCAGTTTGAACTGGCCAAGATGATTCAAATGCCTGAAGAAAAGATCATGGAAACAGAATCCAGCAATCTTTCCATGCTACAAGAAAACTTGCAACGTGAAGTTTACGGGCAAGATCTTGCTCTTACAGAAGTTGTAGATAAGATCATGGTGGCGCAGGCTGGATTAAAATCAGAAAATAAACCTATTGGATCGTTTGTGTTCATGGGACCCACAGGTTGCGGTAAGACCGAAACTGCCAAGGCGCTGAGCAAGCACTTGGGTGTCAAGTTGTTGAGATTTGACATGTCAGAATACCAAGAAAAGCACAGCATTTCCAAACTGATCGGTAGTCCTCCTGGCTATGTGGGATTTGAAGAGAACGCTGGATTGCTAATCACACAGATTCAAGAAAACCCAAACGCAGTGTTGTTGTTTGACGAAGTTGAAAAATCACATCCAGATGTCACAACTGTGTTGTTGCAAATGATGGATAACGGTTTTATCACAGGATCAAATGGCAAACAAGCAGATTGCCGTAATTTGATTCTTATCCTTACCACCAATGCTGGCGCACAATCTGCAGAAAAGAATGCCATTGGCTTTGGCGCACAGGAAAAAGATTACAGTGATGCGGATTTGAAGAAATTCTTTACACCAGAGTTCCGTAATCGATTGGATGGTATTATGACTTTTAACAAGTTGGGCAAAGAGTCTATGACCAAGGTTATTGTTAAATTTATGGATGAATTACGTGCTCAAGTTAAAGAAAAAGGCATTCGTATCAAGTTAGATAAGGAAAGTACTAACTGGCTTATTACCAAAGGTTTTGATCCCAAGATGGGCGCACGTCCGTTACAACGTGTGATTGACAAGGAAATCAAACGTCCAATGGCAAAGCTCATGTTGTTTGGTAATTTAAAGAACGGCGGAGTACTAAACATCACAGTTCAAGACGACAAGTTGGTGTTGTTGTCAACTCCCAAGGAATCAAAAACGCCGTTGCTAACAGTGGATTCCACTACTTCGTTGGTTGAGATGAATGTTGGTTAAAACCACTAGCAAGTTGTTCATGGGGATATACCAATACAAGATAGTGTTGGTGTGTTCCAATGCACACTTCTTTCGCAACGGTGATTGGCAACACTGTTTGAACATGTTGCAAAAAAGTAGTATTTCTCCAAGTTCTCGGCCTGGATCTTTAAGTTTTAAAAGTTTTGAAGACAAGGATTATGCGTTGTCTCTGTATAAAATGTTGTCTATATCGGTTGATTTAAATATCAGGATAGAAAATCCATGGATTACTGTGTACACAAATAATAAAAGTCATATAGATGATTTAGCAAAGTTGGACAGCAACAGGGTCAAGTATGTTTGTGCGCCGCCAGCCAATGTGTCACTGAGTTCTGATACTGTGATTATGCCCAAGATGAACTACGATTTCCGAGTGACGCTGGGTAAAACTACACAGGAACACAGTGCATTTATATCATGGGCATCATGTAATAAAAAACTCAAACTAACAAAGAGTTGTATAGCAGCATTGACAAGGAATCGCAGTTGGGGCGGTACACACTTCTATGTAACAGGTGATAACAACTTACTCATGTCAAAAATGCACCTTGGCGGTAGTATATCCAAGGTTTCTCGCATTATCAAAGCATAGCCTAATGATCGTAAAAGCGATAAATACTCTAAATCCAGAGTGTTCTGTTGGGAATAAAAATGCTTATAAAAGAGTTATTAGAAAACGCTAATTTTAAAGAATTAGCATATGTTAAACAACATGGCGATAAACGTGAGTTAGACTACGATCTAATAGAAGACTTGTTGCATTTCATGCACAACGACGACCGTATATACCGTCGTCACGTTTTTCCAGTTTTAGTTAAATGTTTAGATTTGGTCAATGCCAAGAAGCCGGTACAAGCCACCATGTTTGCCGAAGCCATAAAAGAATGCTATAAACAGTACAAGGAAAAATTCCCCATACGTGAATTGCCCGATGAATTAGAAGAAAAGATGTGCAAAGAAGCTTGTTCCAAAATGCATGACGATATACAAGAACACATACAAGCTGGCAAGTACAAGGGTATATAATGTTACTACGTGAATTATTTTCTAATGTTAGAAAGCCTATTCTCAAAGAAGGTGGTGGCAACATCTGGCCTGAAACTGTGGAGTTTTATCCTACTCCGGATATAGTACAAGCACTGTTATCGCAAGTTAAGAAGTATCTTCGCAAAGCAGGTTTTCCGTTGTATGTACAAGGCAGCGGTGCCAACACAGACCCTACACCAGAACATCCAACAGGTGACTTGGATGTTAGCTGCGACATGGATCAAGTTAAACAATATTTTAAAATTCCTCAGAGCAAGAAGTTGGCTGACGATGACAAGGCCGCTAGAAACGCTCTGGAACAATTTTTATTAGACAATGGTGTTCCAGCAACTTACAAAGCTGGGGTAACTGTACACATTAAATTTCCATACAACGGACAATTTTATCAGTGTGATATCAAAGTTGTTCGTAAAGCTGAGAAAGTATCCAAGTTCCATCAACATCAGATACCCAAGGGTAGCCCATACAAGGGTGTACACAAGCAAGTGGTGATGAGTGCGTTGGCCAGTGCTAAGAACATGTTGTGGAGCCCAGACGAAGGACTATACGCAAGAGATGCTGCTAGAAAGAAAGCAGACTTGTTGTCCGATAGTTGGGATGAAATAGCCACACTATTATTAGGGCCTGGACACACTGGTAATGATCTTGGCAGTGCAGAAAGTATCATGTCAGCAATTAAAGATCCTGCATTAAAACAACAAGTACATGATGCTGCAACATCTGGGTCCAGTTGGTCAGCTGCTCCGTTACGTGGTCCAGCCACATCATTGTTGGAAGCAGCTGTGGGCCGCAAGTATCAACACATTGAAGATTTGGTTTTCACTGATGGCAGTGTGGGTGGTTTACATGCAGTTGAACGACTGCGTGACATGACTGCCAAAGGCAAAGGTATAGAATTAAAATGGGACGGAAGTCCGGTAGTATACTGGGGCCGAGACGAGCATGGCAAATTTCACATGTTTCCAAAGAACGCATGGGACTACATGAAGCGTGGTACCACTCATACCAAGAGTGGTGTTACCACCATGATGAACGACCCGGACGATGTGGCCATGTTTGTGTTGGGCACAGGCACAGCACAGCCTGGACAAGAAGATCAACGCAAAGCATTTGCTCAAGGACTTGCTGACCTATGGCCTTACTTTGAAAGCATCAGTCCCAAATCAGGATATATCGAAGGTGGGATACTGTTTAGTCCTTTAAAGCCAGCTGTGTTAAATCCCAGTACCAATGAATATGATTTTACTCCCAACATAACAAGTTTCCATATTCCAGTAGGCAGCGCACTGGGTAAGAAAATTTCTAGATCAAAAGTTATGGTGGCTGCAACTGGTTACTACACACACATTGGTGCAGATGAAACACGTTATCCCAATGCTGAAAAA